ATCCTTCGTATTGATGTTCTCCCACATGGATGATTGGGTCATTTACGAAGACATAACATTTACCCCCGATATCTTTCCAAAGCTTACAAAAAGAAAAATCTTCACCTAAATAGGTCTTAGTCTCAGGGTCATGTATACAATCAAAAAAATTCCATAAATGAGGTCTATCTACATACTCACCATTGATAACTGTCTTTTGTACTATGTTTTTATCTGGATACTTTTCTATCATCTTGTCAAACACTGACCTTTTAATCAACATACATCCTGTAGGACTATGTGTAACTTCCATAACACCACTATCTAAAGTAATGTTATCCGGATCTGCTACTTTCATTGGGTATGTATTTAACCATCTATGTATATCTCCAGCGTTTTTTACTTCACCATCGTTCCATTTTTTATAAAGCTTGTCCCACATCATAGTTTTAAGTGGGTAAGGTATGGATATTAATTCTTTGTCTATATCTAACATTTTAATAATAGACTCTGCTCTAAAATATATATCGGAATCTACAAATAACATATGAGTACAGTTAGATTCTAAAAATGCTGAAACGCATAAATTTCTTCCTTGAGTAACCAAAGAAGATTTTAACAAAGTAAATGTAATTCTTATTCCTTTTTTGATACAAAGTTGTTGAAGTTCTAAAAGGGCTTGTGTGTAATGCATAGTCACATCACTATGACAAGGTGTACAAATCATAATGTTATAAGGTGACTTAGTAGTTTTTTTTTCTTCTTTTTGTCCGGTGTCCGGTTTCCACATAGGAAGAGTAGCTTTTTCGTATGGTGTTACCTCAACTTCTTTTAAGGTTTGGTAGGTATCTTCATTTATTGTTTCTTTCATTTAAAGCTCCTTTCAAAAAGTTTGTCCATTCCATACCTTTTTTTTCCCAATTATAAAATCTTTTATAAAAATCTTGTTGATGTTGTAGGTGTTCTTGCATAAAATTTTCATGTAAATAAGACGCTGCAACATTAATAGCTGCTCCTGTGTCTTGTGCCATCTGCTCGTAATTTTTTGAATAGTTAATGTATACTGGCCACTCTGCACAAGTTTCATACAAAGCTCCAAAATTATTAGTTATTACATGAAGTCCTGAAGCTAAAGCCTCTAAGGCTGAAGCACATGATGTTTCTTCAAAGATAGATGGATATACAAACATATCATAGCTAGGCATTACTTGTTTAATATATTCGTGAGGTTTGTAACCAATATAGTTTACATTAGGTAATTTCTCTGCCTGTTCATATAATGCTTCGAAATCTTTTTCAGTGTTATCCGAAAACTCAGACCCATAAACTTTGCAAGAACTATATACGTCTAATTTTATATGGGGGTTTTCAACTTCTTGCATAGCTCTTAATAAAACATTTAAACCTCTCCATGGAGTGCAGTGGTGTATTAACTTTATAGGAGTTCCTCTTTTGTATATTTTTCTTACAGGAAAAGTATCTATACCATTTTTAATAACAACAGATCTTTCAGTTGGTATATCAAAAGCATATCTAAACTTTTCATAATTCCAATGACTATTAAATACGTACCAATCATATTCCTTATGTCTTTCTTTATTAGTAAAAAATTCTTGAAGGTTAGGTTGATCCCAAGAATTCTTTTGCCAAAGAATATTTAGTTTGTTTGGATCTAATGGAACTTTACCTGGAATTGAAGTACATATTTGTACTTGGTCAAGCAGTTCTTTTGGGACATGCTTTTCAAGCATTTCATGTTGTAGCTCAGTGGCTCCACGTGGTTGCATTATTTTTTTGTTTTAGCGCCCAAAGAAACTCTAGTTACTTTTATTTCGAGATCCTGTCTAAAGTCATCTGCAGTAGTATCAGTATTGGGATCAGCAACATCATTATCAAAGTCAATTTTATTAGCATATACTTTGCCTGTTCTTTTATGTTTGATAATTTCTTTTGCTTCTGCGGGGATCTTAGGTAAATCACTCATTAACTTCTCCTATTATTTTTGTCTTCGTCCCTGTCTATTATATTTCTTATTATTTTGCAATTTCTTTTTTTTATTGGGTGACTTACAGTGTCTTCTGGGTCTTTTCCTAGGTTTATCTCTTTCAACAAAATCTTTAAATTTTCTAGCCATTCTCTTGAGATCTATCTATTTGAGCATAACTAATTGCACCTTGAATTGTATTACTTCCTGTAGCTGATTGAACTGTTATTGCATCACCTGCTTCTAAATTTAAACCTTGTGGAGTAGCATTCACTTGTGTTTTTGCAGCCACATCATCTCTGAAAAATTCATACTCTGTGTTAGAGTCGGAGGAATCTACAAAATTCATATTAACTAAAACAGCTGAAGAAGCATCACTATTAGAACAATAAATACTTTTAATAATTACTGTTGCATCACTAGGACATGTGAACACCGTGGTCTTATCTGTATTGGCTTGTTTATAACCTTGATTTTTATATTTAATTGTCATGATAAAAAATAATTAAATGCATCTTGTTCATTTTTTAATTCTTGTTGATAAGAAGTGTTTAACTTATCTTGCATCGTTCGTAAAGACTGACTTACCTGTCTTTGGTTTTCTTGTTGATAAGTAGCGCTTGGCTCTGGAATTACTATATCTACTCTAGCCATTAATACCCACTATGTAAGCCACCCACACCTGCTGTTTGTCTAGATTGCCTTGATGGTGTTGATTGAGTCGATGTTGTTGTTGATGGTGAAGTCAACCCTGACTGCACTCCCCCTTCACCTCCTGTGTAAGGATTAGGAGTTCCTTTTGTCCCTAAATCTACAGTTTGGATATCTCCTTGGGAATCTCTTTTATTATCTCTTTTTATTGCTTTGTTAATTATTTTGTCAGCTCTCTTACTTCTTAAAACTTCTGCAATTCCTTTAACATTATCTGGCAACAATGAACTTGCTGTGTACAATGCTCCTATTGGATTTGTAAATTTAAAAGGATTTATACCCATTGCTCCCCCTAAAACATTTGCTTCAATAGATTTAAGGCCAAGTTTTTTCATAGCTTCGTTTTTAAAAACATTTATAGCCATATCTTTTCCAATTTTTTTTAGATCTATATTTGGTTCGTTAGGTGCAAGACCCATTGGTTGTAACTCTTGATTCACAAAACTAGGTGTATAATTTTCAAATCCTGGTTGCGCTTGCACTGCTGCAACACCAAAAGGATCTTGAGCTTGAGCCACATTATTAGCATAATCTCTTAAAAATATTTCGTCCATTATCCTCTCATACCATCAGGTTGTACATCAGCTCTAAAAGTTCCAAATCTCCAATTTTGATCGGTAGATAAGTTTTCAATTTTTAAACTAGCAAATCTCGCCCTAGCTCTAGTATCGACTTTATCAGTAGAGGAGCTTACTGTAAATGGTCCAAGTGGGGAGGAGGTTTCTGTACTGCTAGGAAAATCTCTTAATTGTATTGTTATTTGTGCATTACCTTCAATTAATTTAAAATCAGGAACAAATCTTCGCATACTCATAAATACTTGACCATTACCCTCTATGTTTAGACTAAAATCTCCAGATTCAATAAATGCTGGTATTGCAGTTTTATTACCGGCTGTATCAACTTGATTAACTCCAACCTCATGCGCATAATAAATAGTTGACCCGTTTACATTTGTAACACCTTGTATAGTTGGAAATGTAGGAGTTGCTGTAGAAGTAAATTCAGTTGCGTAGGGAACGTCATATAAACCAGCATCTGCCCAAGTAGTTCTAGCTAAAGACCCTGTTGTCCAGGTGCCGCTTTGATAATTAAAAGTTACAGATCTATCGTTAAATGATGAACCTGATTTAGGATAAAACCAAGTAAGTTCTTCATATAAATGATTTAAACCCACATACACAGATTCACCGTTTTGATAGTTTACACCAAGATTATCTCCTTTATTTGTAAATACAAAATCTTCCACTTGGCAGGGTAAAGATTTAACAGTACCGTCGTAAACAAAAAAACCGCCAGACTCGCCCATCCAATAAACAGCTCCATTGACATATTTTATAGAATGTTGTCCTATAGCTCCACAGTTTGAACCTACCTGTCTAATAGAAAAAGTAAACGGTGGTCCAACAAATTGTATTACATACGCAGCATTATCTGTAATCACTATGGTGTAATCTTTCGCTTTTACTGCACCAACTATTTTAGTACCCGCATCAATTCTAAAAGTTCCCGCTGTATTAACTGATGTTGGCGCGTAGTCGCTAATATTTTCTTGATCAGAAAATCTTATAAACATCTTATCTTGTGTGCTACCATTTCCAATAGTAGTTTCAGTTCCAAGCATTAACAAATGTCTATCTCTATCTGAAACTATGGACATAACAGTTGCTGTTGGTGAACCACTAACGACTGTAGCTCTTGTGGTTAATGCATTTGGGTTAGAGTTTATAGGATTCCATTCAAAAGTTTTTCCATTTTTAATAGTTGCAATTAATTTTTCTCCAAAATTATCTAATGACCATGAAGCGGGATCTATGGTTAATGTTTGAGAAAGTGATGCTTCTCCCCATCCAGTATAATATTCAACGCCTGATCCATCTGAATGAGCTGACCTTGTACCTGCAGCAGCTCTTGTAATGCCTGTTAAATCATTCGTAGAAATTCCTGTATATGTAATAAATTCAGCTCCAACTTTTATAGTACCTGATGTTGGAAATCCTGTAGTCGATGCAAGTGTTATAGACGTTCCAGTACCGCCCGTTCCTGCAGTATCATCTAATAAAGCTCCGTTAAGTGTTCCAATAACTTGTTGTCCTCCACCCCACAATCCAGTGCCCCAACCAAATCCGTAAGTGAAACCTAAAGCACCTGCACTTATATAAGGATTTACGGTGGCAGAGCCACTTGTACTCACAGTGGTTCCTGCAGCACTTGCCATCGTAACAGTAAAGGAATCACTATTTGGAACAGTAATTACTTCAAAAGGATTAGTTGTAAAATCTAATGCTGAATACCCAGCTCCTGAAGGAGGTGTGACTGAAGTAAATGTAAATAGATCCCCTGGCTGTAAACTATGAGCTGGTTTGTTAATTGTAACTGTTGTTGAAGTATTGACTGTACTAAACGTGCAACTAGTAAGGGCTGTTCCTAAAGGTGTTATATCATAAAAAGCACCCTCATAATAAATTATTAAAACTTTATTAGTTCCTATTGCAGCATACCTTCTACCGTCTAAATCAGCCCATATAAATTGTTCTCTTGCTGCACCTATTATTGATGTGCTAACAATTTGTTCCCAGCCACCTATTTTTTCAGGTAGACCATATCTAAACCTAACAAAGTCGCCATCGGTCCATTTACCTTCTGCTCCTGTTGCTGTTACTTGTTTATTAAATCCTGGTGCTATATCTACTTTTGTTAAAGGCATGCTAGATTATACCATTATTAGTTCTTTATGTTAATAACCTTATATTCTATATATGTTTAGGTCCCATGATAAAAATGCTTAAAGTTCGTCTTTCACCAGAGGTTACGGGGTCTACCTTGTGAAAAACTCCAGGGCGTAAAACAATCATATTTCCTGGGGTATCAAGCACAGGAACGTGAACAGTTTCACCATTAAAATAATAATTAAATTTACCACCTTTATATGGTTTTGAAGATACGTTAATTAAGATAGTGCCTTTTAAATCAAAGTTATCATAATCACTAGAACCATCCTGATGCCAACCATAAGCTGCGTTAGTTTTAGAATTATATATATTTAAATTTACATGATTGTAATCATTCATCTCAAAGGTTTGAAAACCAAATTGATAGTTAATGTAATACAAGCTTCTTTGATAAGCTTCACGTAAATATTCCTTTGTTTTGTGCCATTCAGTTATATAAACTTTAGAGGTTCTTAATAATGTGCTATCTCTTTTTTGAGCACCATTTTTATTATCATCTTCTTTTTTATAATTTTTTTCTATAAACTTATTAAGTTCTTTTATTT